CTCACAACTTGATCCTCACTTCCTTCTGATTACGAATTTCCAAAACCGTTCGACTACGAATACCCCAAACCTCAAGCTCACGATCAACATATTCATGCTGCTTAGCCAGAGACTCAGCCCTATCTTCTTCCATTTCCTTGAAGGCTTTCTCAGTAGGCTGACCATAACCACGCCATTCCCAAGAGAAATCAGGAACCTGAGGTCTACTCCAACTCAAAATCGGAGTCCATTCTGGAAGCTTACGCTTACCTCCACGCGAATGCTCAACCTCATCCTCAGAGATAAACTGAACATCATCAAAACTGATATTGTCAAAATCAATAGCCATGTCACTTCTCCCGTGAAACAATAGAAACATTGACAGTACCAACACGAACCGTACTCTCAATATTAGCTGGACACATTACCTGATACCGATACAGCTTCTTAGCACCAACAGAACGAGCAGAATAATCTGAACCGTCAGGAGAAACTGACTTACGACGCATAGCCGCAAAATGTCTGACAACCGAAGCGAAATCAATACGCTTACCAGTATCCGTTTCCAGGATGTACCTTGTGGAATACCCATCACTAATGGACAAGTAAGACACAACAACACCTAGATCACGATTACTGATCACCAAACTTTTGCCAATGTAATCCTGAATCTGAGCTTCCAAACTACGCATAACTCAACCTCCCTAGTCGATGTAAAACGCAAAGCAATGATGGAAGTGAAAATAAATATGAGCAATAGCGGCAAGTAACAGCGCACCTATTGTGCGCTGTTATTTGGAGCCTATTGTCGATGTATTTCCGGGCCATCCAGACCACCTTAGCAGGTTGGAATAGGGTGACAAAATGGTTCGATATGTTTTTTGTTAGCGGGGCAGGAATGGTTGCGCTGTTAGTTGCGCTGTTAGTTGCGCTGTTAGTTGCGCTGTTAGCTCGGCTGTTAGCTCGGCTGTTAGGTCGGCTGTTAGGTCGGCTGTTAGTTGCGGCCCGGTTGTTAGGTTAGGGCGGGGCGGCGCGGGGAGGGGGTTAGGTTAGTTTCGAGCGGTTAGGTTAGACAGCGGCGCGGTTAGGGTTAGGTTAGACTGGTTCGAAACTAACTCAATATCTATATAAATTTTAGTATATATTTTTTTCGGAATAAGCAAATCCAAAAAAAATCTAAATCCCAAACTAAATCTAGGACTTTATTCAGAACCAGTCGGTTCAGGCTGAGCTATAGTCTCAAGGTAATCCATCATACGACCTTCAAACTTCATTCTACCAATATGAAGCATATCAATACTTGGATCAACCCAAACACTGCCACCTATATCTTGCCAATATCTACAGAAGCCATAATCTTCTGAAAGGAACCGGCCATCCGTATCAATATAAGAATTGAAGAAGGCATAAGTCCACTTCTTCTCTTCTTCTGACAAAGAACCAGTATCATCCTTGAACTTGAGGTGCGGGTATTCTTCAATCATTTTCTCAATGACTTCCCGCTTAATCAACATAAATCCAGTACCCGCATCATAAATATTGATAGCACCATTATCAACCTGGACAACACCTTTTTGATCCTTTACAGGATTTACAACATACCTCAAACTCTTAGCCATAAGCTGATCTACGGGAGTATTCTCATTTACAAGTTTAGCCACTTTATCCCAGCGAATACTCTTGATCGGATACGAACCAGTCATAATATCTTTTTCGTGCCATAGCATCTTTATAATATCTTCGTAATCAAAACCAATGTCCGCATCTATAAACATTATGTGAGTAAAGTCTGGATTAGACATGAACTTAGCGATCAAATTGTTTCTTGCACGGTTTATGAGAGAGTCTGAAATAGTACTGATGGCAAACTTCAATCCAGCATCCTTGAAGCCCATTGCCATCTTTATGGACGACATATAGAAAGGCTCGGTCAACTGTTGATCGTAACATGGAACCGCAATCAAAGGATACCAACTATTTATTTGTTCATGACTAATTTCGATTTTCTGAGTGTTTCTTTCAAGCACACCGAAATTATAGCAAAAAAAACCCCCCAGCCTGCGCTGGGGGGCAAAAACCTTTAGGTTTTTATTGAGGCTATCAGGAAGCCTTAGCGGTACGCTTTGCGGTAGTCGCACCAGCATCCGATGCTACAACACCAGTCGGAACCTTTGCGCTACCAGTTGCGCTAGTAGCCTTGAAGTAGAGTTTGTTCTCATTCTTGTCGAAACGAATGATTACCTTGTAGCCCAACTTCTTAGCCTGCGCACGAATACGCTGTTGCATCGAATTGTAAGCATTACCTGCCTCAATTCCCTCAATGCAAAAACGCTCACCCTTGCTAGCGGAGTCATTCAAGCAATCAACAATTGCCTGAAGTTCCTCTGAAACCCTACCCTCACGGGTAATCTCTGGGAAATGATCTACCTTCTGAATGCTGAACATATTGTTCTCCTATTTCTCTGTCCTCATTTTCCAACGAGGATCGTTTCGGATGAGGCGGTCGCTCCATCCGGTAACGAGAACTCTATCGCCCCCAACCAGCGCTCGCAGGTCGAACGAGGATTTTTACAAAATGTACAAGCACCATATGGCCTACCTAACTAGAGCCGGTCGGGGCAGGGTGTCAGGGTGTTAGGACGGATGTTAGGAGGCATGTTAGGATGGCCCTCACTCGAATTCTTCGCTCTTATTCTCACTCAAAGACTCGATGTAATTCTTCATCCGGTCGATGACGGTTTTTTGCGCAAGATTTTCAAGACGCAAAGCAGCATTCTCCTGGCTCAAGGACTGAAGCAGGGAATTCGCATCGACAGCCATCAACTCATTTACGTCTACAGATTTTCTAGCCATAGTGAATCTCCTTTCTTATTACTAACATCATGAAATTCTCCAAGTTCTGGGGAATATCTTTGTACCTTCCCAAACTCAGGCATTTCTTCATCTTCTGGATCGAAGCTCCTATCAGGATACATCAATTCGATATCAATTTCCTGATCTAAACCAATATTTTTTACACACATCGAAACCGCCCCGGCTAAAGCGTCCGCTAAGTCTTTTGATCCAGTAGCAGGGTGATCAATCTTGTTGTTGCCAAAGAGCCTCAATTTCAACAACTCTTCTTCCACAAGAATCTCGTTCCAATACCCACGCAGCCTGGTATCGTAAATAGCAGTCAACAAAGTGTCATAGTCCGACTTCTTTACGCTATGGAAATCAGCATTGATACCCTGAGCTCTTAGAGACTGGATCATCTCTACCGATTGCCAGCGGTCAAACGTGACCGTTGCAACTTGGAACTTCCTACATAGATCAATGATCATCTGCCTGATAGAAGCAAAGTTGATTTCATTACCGACACTAGCTTCCCAAGAATAAACAAGATCCATATTCACAACCGGAAGCGTCTCAACACCCATAGATGTTTGGATTTCCTTCATACCGTCCCCATGAACCATACAAAGAGCAGCGCGGTCACGCTTCAACGCCAAGTCAACGTGAATAAATCTTGTCCTACCATCAGAGCCATTAAACCATCTCTTAAATGAACCATCATCCTCATCAATTGGGCTATCAGCATAGTTGAAAGCCTTCCTTACAAGATCAGGGTCACGGAAATACGCATCTTCCATATTAGGTGGTTCACATTCAAACCTAGCCCTGGCCTCAATAGGATTGCGAATGTATTCCGACTCCAACTGGTGTCTCTCAATAGTTGGATTAACTTCCCACGTAGCAGCTTTGATAGTCCAAGTCTTAGGCTCGTTCTTTTCATTCGCATTCATGAATCTTGTCTGAATAAAGTCACCCTTGTAACGCGGGAACGAAAGGAGAATGACTTTCCCCACTTCAGGGAAACGAGACATGACAGACAACTTACTCATATTGTAAATCGCTGAAGCGGAACCCTTAGACCTAACTTCTCCTCGTAACTCCGCATCAGTCTTGAACGCAGCAATTTCGTCAAGGATTACAGTCAATACTTCGTAACCTTCCCAGCCTTCACTTTCAGAGTGACCAGAGAAACATCTCACAGGTCTAGAGAAGAAAAAGATTTCAGAAACTCTAGGTTCAAACCCAACCTCGTTAAAGAAAGGAGATGACAGCAGAAGGTTCTTCAATGGCTCAAAGAAAACCCTCTGCGCCTGCTGAGCGTTCACAGCGAGGTTCAGGAGGTCGATATAGACACCATTCGCCTTACCGAAATACGACAGCGGATCTCTAAGACAATGAAGCAAGTACGCCGTATAAGCAATTGAAATACGTGCGCAGTGATCTTTTCCACTGCCCTTACCCAACATACATATGACTTCATTATCTGTGTACTTGTTGTACCACTCAGTACCAGCTTCTTCGCCATATAATTTTTGAAGAGTCTTCTCTTTAAATATCTGAGTGCTGTGTCGGACTATCTCCAACTGAATAGGAGATAGCTCTGGCAAGCCCAGGTACTTCTTATCTTGAACAAAGGTTTGTATCGAAACCGGTTCCTCTTCCAACTCTTCTTGTCTTAAGAGTCGATCAAAATCTTCAAAGTTTAAGTTTACACCAAAGAAATCAGACATACTATTTTTTTAACCTTTATTTGCGCACTTTGCGCTCAATCGGATGGACCATCTACGACTTCAACATCGTGAATTTCACGATCAGGAAAATCATCTTCTTGACCCATTAAATCAAAAGCAATAGAAAGTTCCTTACGAACCTCTTCTGCAATAACTGGATGCTTGGCAATTACATCCCTAAGAACCTTGGAAAGAATTTGGTTCACACTCTCAGCTTTTTGCATTCTCTGAATGTATTCACCATCAGCGGCATTTCCGCTAGTCATTAACTTATGAAGTTGAGCTTT